ATGGCCCGCGGCATCACCGAAACTGACGTCCATACCGCCGCCGACGAGTTGGTCGCCAAGGGCGAACGCCCAACCGTAGAGCGGATCCGGGCTCACCTGGGCACAGGCTCGCCGAACACGGTGACCCGCTGGCTGGAAACATGGTGGAACCGACTTGGCACGCGCCTGCAGCCAGTGCGTCCGGACTTGGAAGATGCGCCAGCGGTGTTGGTAGAACTCGCCGGGCAATGGTGGGAGTTGGCGCTGAAGCATGCCCAGGAGGCCGCCCGTCGAGAGCTTGCATCGTCCGAGCGGGCCCTGGCTGCCGAGCGTGATGCGCTGGAGGCCAGTTCCCGACTTGCGGCTGAAGAGCTGGCGCAAATGCGTGCAGAGCGTGACGTTGCAATCACCGGGGAAAGAATTGCAACGACCCAAGCTTCAGAGCTGCAGCACCTGGTCGACCAGCTTCAGCTACAGATCTCTGAACTTGCAGAGCAGCGCGACCTCGAGCGTCGAAGAGCCGACCGAACCGAGACAGCGAGACAGCAACTCGACGTCCGGCTTCACGAGGCCCGAGAGACGGCGAAATCTGAGCGGGAGGACTGGACCGAGTACGTCAGATCTGTCGAGAATCGAGCGCTCAGCGATGTGGATCGAGCCCGCCAGGAGGTGAAGGAACTCCAGGTGCAGCAAAGCAAGGCATCCGAACAACACAGGGCCCTTGAGAAGCAGCTGCGTCAGGACATCCAGGCCGCCCAATCAGCGGCCGCCACGGCCAGTCAGTCTGCCGATATCCTGCGCGGCAAATGTGACGCGCTTGAGGGGCAGCTTTCAGGGCTTCGAGATTTGCCAGCTCAGCTGGAAGTGGCGCTCAAGCGATCCAAAGAAGTTCGTCCGCCTGCGGCTCACAGACGCCCAAAACAATAGCGCTGTGCCGCGCTCCTAATAGCTGACACGGGTGCCAACTTCCAGGGCACACGAAAGAAAGGGCCGGCTTCATTTGCGCCGGAGGCCAGTCCGCTGACTCCGCGCAAGTCGCGCTCTGCGAGCTAGCCAGGCAGCCCAACAGACGAATGAGACCGCAAATCCGACGATTACCATGGCAACCAGCATGATCTCTCGATCAGTGTCGTTCATTGAGGGAGTCTCGGGAGTTGAGCCTTAGCGTCTATGCCATGGTACCTGACGCTTCGGAGTGCAAGTGCGGGCGCGATGGCTGCATTTGAAGTTCTTTCGAAAGAATCCTTAGCCTGAGCCCGTCCAAGCGCGGGCAGCACGGCTGCATCTTGGCTTGAAGCACTCGGCATGCCAGGCCGGAATAGGATCGTAGGATGATGAGCAAAGGCTCACGTTCCGAAGGCGCCGTGTTCGAACACGTAACACTTTTACTTGGCGCTTGGTAACAGATTTACCTGCTTCGTCAATTGCCATGCGGAACCAACGAACCCAATCACGGCAGGCATAACATTTCGCATAATGTATAGACTGCCGACTTATCAAAGCCGATAGCAGCGGCCTGAGCCTTTTGGGGCAGGGCGAACCCAACGGCCAAACACAGCGCCATCGCGGTCGCTGCCAACCTTCGCCAAACCGCCTTTTCATCCGAACTGATCGCCCTGGCCTCGCCCACGATGCCGAGCACTCTGGCAAGTGGCGTGCCGGTCAATCCCGCCAACGTTGCGCAAACAACTGCATTTGGCAGGGAAACGCCGCGCCGGTAGTTGCTCACAGCTGCCGGTTTGATCCCCAGTGCTTTCGCAAGTTCTGAGTCGTTCGCCGACTTGGTGGCGGCTTTCGCCGCGTCTAGAAGCTCATCAATGGTGGACATCGCTTTCAAAGCCCCTTGACATTGGATTACAAGGGGTATTGAATCACGTCCGGATTCAAAGGGTCTTTGAATCCACCCGCCACCGGCACCCCAAGGCCGCTGGCGGGTTCCCTTGGGGCAGGGGCTTGGGGCAGGGGATGCACCATGGAAGAGTTGCTCCAGATCATGGCCGGTGGGCTGATGCTGGTGATCGCGGTCGCCGCGATCCGTGCGGACTACAAGCGCCGCAAGGGTGGGGTGATCAAGTGATCGACCCCCTGAGCGCATTCGTGTTGTTGGGTGCAACCGTCGCCGTCGCATATGGCGTTGCCACTTTTCCTCGTAAGGCCCGCGAGCTGCTCGCTGCCATCGTGCCCAAGCCTGCTGCTGAGGCTGCGTTGATCGCCCAGGCGCAATCCGAATTCGATGACTATCGCTGGCTCGATTCCCAGCGCTTTGCCTACGCCCGCGATGAGGATGGATATCTCGATCCGTCGCTGCTTGCGCCTTGCGATGAGGCGCTTCTTTACGGCCACTTTGAGCATGAGCACGAGGGGTTTATCCATGGCCGCTAAGGTCAACCCGCGCTTCTACGAGCCCGTGCGCTCGACGTCCCCCCTTGAAGCCGTGATCCACGGCGTGATCCAGATGGAAAAGCTGCGCTACACCATCGAGCAGCGCCTGCCGGGTGGAGCCTGGAATCACAAGAGCGACTACGGCAGCGACGAAGCCCATGCGCTGCGCAATGCGCGCTGGTTCCGCCAGATCCTGCGCGGCAAGGTCGATTACCGCGTCTGTGCATGCGTCGGTGAGGCCAAGGCCGTGATTCTTGGCGAGGTTTCGCCGTGAGCGCGGTGCTGGCCGAGGCAGGACTCCCCGCGTCTAACAGGGGAGTCAGTGAATTCAGCAACCCCGAGGGAACCCTGACGGTCGGCATTGACTGGTTCTCCGCCTCTATCGATCTGTTCGTCGCATTGCGTGAGACGGGGTTCCTCGACCGCGATACACAGGATGAATCCCGAGAATGGATCGACGCCTGTGCCGACAACGCCCGCGTTGCGGCGCTCCACGTGTTCACGTGGTTCTTCGGCGGTCTCGGCTTTGAACTGGATGACGCAGCTGGTGGCGGTCGTTTCTACAAGTGGCGCGTCAAGATCATCGACGCGGAAAAAAAGTTCGTCGGAATGATCGAACTGGGCGGCGACAACTGCCAGCGTATCGACGGCACGATCACCGCTCGCATCGAGCTTTCTGGTGAGGGCTGCAAGTACGTTAGCGCAGCGCGCTGCGGCCATGCGCAGCGGTGGCTGGAGCTTCGAGCGAAGCTCGAAAGCTGCGCGGGCAGAATCACGCGATTGGACGTGTGCGCCGATGATCTGCTGGGCAAGTACCCATTGCGCCTGGCACAGAAGTGGTACGACGAAGGCCAGTTCGATCAACGTGGGCAGCGCCCCAAGGCGCGCTTGGTTGACGACTACGACAGCGGCGACGGCAAAACGTTCTACGTGGGCGGCAAGGCCTCCGAAAAGCAGCTGCGCGTCTACGAAAAGGGCAGGGAGCAGGGCGACAAGAATTCGCCATGGGTTCGCTATGAGGCCCAATTCCGTGCCTCCAATCGGAAGGAACTGCCGCTCGATCTGCTGCGCGACCCTGCGGCCTACCTGCTCGGCGCGTACCCCGTGCTGCGCTTCCTGCGCTGTGTGTCCACCCGAATGGAAGTCACCAAGGCAGCGGTAGCGGCCACTCTGCAAAGCGCATTCCGGAACCTGCGCCGTCAGTACGGCGCCACGCTCAACGTCATCACCAAATTCTGCCCTGACACCGACTCACTGCGGGCGGTCATGGAAACCTGCACTTCGCCAACGCTGCCGAAGTGGTTCAACGGGAATGTAGCAGCGCATTGGGCCGACACCTCGGTCCTGCAACCACCGAACCTCAAAGGGGTCTACGCATGAGCATCAAGGTCACCGTTCTGAAAGCCGAAATCGAAGAGCGCGGCGGCACGTTCGAAGGTAACAAGGGTGAGCAGATCAGCTACACCACCCGCAAGCAAAAGGCGCGCCTCGAATCTGATGGCTTCGCCTACCCGTACGACGTCCGACTCCAGGACGGCCAGCCGGGTTATCCGCCCGGCGACTACGAGTTCGACGTCGAGTCAATGCTCCAGATCAACAAGGGCGTGGCCTCGCTGAGCAAGTTCACCGTGCTGCGCCCGCTGTCGAAGACGCCTGCGCGTCCGGCGCAGTAAGCCATGTCCGATCCGGCACCCCTGTATGTGGTCGGCTGTGCTGCTGAAAACGTGCAGCAGGACGGCACTTGCACGGTGCCGGTTTGGATGCCGTACCACCAGCAAGTTCTTCCACCCCTGGACTTGGCTGATGGAACCCTTGTCGCGTTCGCCATCGTGGGGATGTGGGCAGTCGGGTTAAAAGCGCGCCTCGTATTCCGCGCGGCGCGTATCGGGGTCTACTGACAGAGAGAGAAAGCAATGAAGCACATGAACGCACTGCGTAGTTTCGGCCGCTGCACCGTCGGCAAGGTGTCCGCCGGCTTGGCCGCTCTGATGGCATCCGGTGCCGCCCTGGCATCCGGTGGCACGTCGCCCGGCGCGGCCATCGCTGGTGAACTGTCCGGCGGCAAGGCCGACATGGCTCTGATCATCGGCGCCGTGGCGGTCTTCATTGGTTTCCTGCTGGTTTGGGCGTACACCAAGCGGGCTGCCAAGTAATCCGGGTAGTTGTAGGCAGGGGGCGCGCGGAAACGTTCGCCCCCTTTTTGATGAGCGCAAGGAGGGGGTATGGGCTACTTCATCATCATCGGGATCTGTGGCGCTGCGTGGCTGGCGTTTGAGGGCGTGTGATGAGCGCCTGTATTAGAGTCGTGCTTGGCCTGCTGCTGGCCTTGTCGCCTTGGGCGGCGCGGGCACAGTCAAACGCCGATGAGGGGTACGCGTTTTCTGCGTGCATGGCGTACATCAACAACTATGTCGCGGCGCGCCCTACTTCGACGCGCAATCCTCGTTGCGTGCATCGGGTGCAAGGGTCGTCTGGCATCTTTGAGGGCCAGAACGAGAACCTAGGCTTTGACAACGTTACCTGGACGTGGTCGCCCAAGCACGGCAGTTTTAGCTATCCAATTGACAAGAAGTGCAGCAACCGAGCGAGTGCAACCACCCCATTCTTTCCGCCGAGTGGATCTGTTCGGTGCATGAGCGGTTGTGAGTCAACTTTCCGCAACAATGCGGACGATACCTCGACGTACTCTCCAACTGGGAAGACCTGCGACAAAAAGCCCGATTGCGACGCACAAGGCGGCAAAAATATGGTGTGGAATGCCATGCTCGGCGTGTGCCAACCTGTCGAGCCTGAGTGTCCGGCGGGGAAGGTCAAAGTCGGCAATGCTTGCGCTGATGAGAAGCCTTGCCCCGATGGGATGGCGCTGGTTAATGGCTCTTGCAAGAAGGAAGACAACGAGTGCCCTGCGGGGATGATCCGCAGCCCGCTCGGTAGCTGCATCCCAGGCGATGGACAGTGCGCTGCAGGCGAGGTTCGCGGCCCCGATGGCACCTGTAAACGCGATCACGACAACGATGGTGATCCTGATCCGACTGGCCCTGACGACGCGGAAACGTTTAGCGGTGGCGACGCCTGTAATGCACCACCCTCTTGTAGTGGTTCTCCGATCATGTGCGGTCAAGCCCGAATCCAGTGGCGCATTGACTGCAACACACGACGCAACAACAACATTAGCGGTGGTCATTGCTCTCAGTCTGGAACGCCCACTTGTACCGGCGAGAAATGCAATGCGATGGAATACGCTCAACTGATGATGCAGTGGCGGTCTGCGTGTGCGGCAGAAAAGCTTGCAGCACAGTCTGGCAACGAAACGGGCGGCAGTCAGTCTGACAAGAACGGCAACGGTGTCGCTGATGCTCTGGAAGGAGTGGGGGAGGTATCCGGCCCCGGCGATGGCAGCGCCGATGTTTCATCAGTTAAGAAGTGGGGCGTTGGTGTCTCAACCAGCATGATTGATACGAGCAACATGTTCGGTGGCGGCGCCTGCCCACAGTTTCCTTCTTTTTGCATTATGGGATCGACCATCAGTGGTGCTGATTTCCCATATTTTTGCCAGTTCGCTCAAATTTTGCGCGGCCTGATTCTGCTGTTCGCCGCATATTGGGCGATGAGAATTCTTATGGGAGCGGTCTTCTAATGGGCCTCATGGTTTGGGAGTGGATTGTCAAGGGGATCACTCATCTCCTTGGCTCCTTGAAAAACGCACTGGCCGGGATGGTGGGCAAGGTCCTTGCCACTTTCGGCCTCACTACCGTCACGTTCAGTTCGGTGCTGCCCGCCATGAAGACATTCGTGATGCAGTACGTCACTGTGCTTCCGGCCTCAGCATTGGATTTCCTCTCTTATTTGGGCGTCGGAACTGCTATGAGCATGATTCTTTCGGCGCTGACCGTCCGGCTCACGTGGAAGGTCTTCATTGTTCCTAAGGCCGTCGCTGATCAGATGCCGGGGGGCTCGTCATGATCTATTGGTTCACTGGGCAGCCTGGGCATGGAAAGACCCTGCACGCGATTGAGCGTCTCTTGGAGTTCAAGGATCAGGGGCGCATCGTGTACGCCTGCAACATCCGGGAATTCGACTATGCCAAGGCTGGCGTTCTCGAGATGACGCCAGAGCAGTTCCGTGACTGGCCGAATTTCTTGCCTGACGGGGCTGTGGCATTGGTTGATGAGGCGTACGAACACGGAATGCTTCCCAAGCGGCCTCCGGGCGGCAAAGTGCCGCATCACGTTGAACAACTTGCCAAGCACCGTCATCGCGGCCTTGATTTCATCTTCGTCAGCCAGTCGCCCGACAAGCAGTGTGATCAGTTCGTGCATGACCTGATCGAGCGTCACGTACACGTGCGACGGCGCTTTGGTACCAAGTTCGTTCAGCTGCGGGAGTTCGATAGGTTCGAGGCGCAATCTGAAAAGGCGACCCCGCTTGTAAACCGTCGTCGCATGCTTCCTACGCGTCCGATGGGGCTTTACAAGTCCACTGAGTTGGACACCACTGAGCGCCGCATCCCCTGGTACATCATCGCGCTTCCCATCTTTCTCGTTGGGTCAGTTGGACTGGCGTACTACACGTTCGGCGGCATGGGGAAGCGGCTGACAGGTGGAGAAAGTGCCGCGTTGCCGGCAGCGAGTGGAGCAACGGCGCCGCGCGACGGAGCATCAGCGACGGCGGGCGGCGCGGCTGCTCGCCATTCGCCCACGCCAATCAAGGATTACGTCGATCAATTCATCCCGCGGATCCCATCGCAGCCTTGGAGTGCACCCGTCTACGCAGATGCCCTTACCGTCCCCAGTGAGCCTCCGCGATTGTTCTGTATGTCGTCGCTTGGTGGTCTGAACGGTCTCTCCGAGGTCGATGGGCCTAGCTGTAGCTGTGTGACGGAGCAGGGTTCGTCTTACGATCTGGACGAATCGACCTGTCGTTTCGTTGCTCGGCGTGGTCAATACGAGCCCTATCTACCGCGACGTGAGAACAGGTTCGTTAACGCAGAGACTCAGATGCAGCGTGCTGTAGGCGAGCTCAATGAAATCGAGCGTCAGCGTGGCACGGCGATTGCTCGCGGCAATCGCGCCATGGGCACGTTTCCAGAGTCACCCAGCATTCAAACCGATTCTTACACCAGGGCAGGGGAGAACAGGCTATGA